CACGGGGGAAGCCAATCTGGCATACGGGAAGGGTACCGGAAGTTCTTCCAGCAGCTACTCCGGCGGTTCCGGCTCCAGCGGCGCGAAGAAGGACCTTATTTACTGGGTCGGCACGGACAAGGGGCGCAAGGTTTTGGAGAACCTTTACAACGGAGCAAGCAAGGAATATACAGCCTCGGACGGGTCCAGATGGTATCTCGGCCCGGACGGAAACGCCTATGCAGATCACTATGGGAATAAGCTGCAAATCCAGCTGAGAAACCTGCTGGATGGCGGCTTTGGCGGCTTTGGCGGCGGTTCTGGCGGCTCGGGAGGTATCGGCGGTATCGGCGGGGCAACGCCGCCTGCGCAGCAGGACTGGAGCACACCGGGCGGCTCCGGTTCCAGCTCGATGGTAGACAGCGCCACCAGCCGACGGGACGCCTATGACCAACAGATTCAAGACTACATAAATCAGCTGCAGCAGATGCAGGGGCAGAAGACCCCGACGGCGGCGGACCAGTCGGATTATATCCGGCAGATGTACGAACAGCAGCTGGCGGCGAACAAGGCGCAGTTGGAGAGCGATTATAACCAGAACGTCTCGAATCTGGCTGGCGAGGAAAGCAAGATCGGCTCGAACTACTATGAGCAGCGCAGGCAGACGCAGGCAAACGCCGACCGGGCACAGGCGAATTACAACGAGGTTGCGAACGCCTCCGGGCTGAACACCGGCACAAGAGGGCAGGCGCAGCTTGCCAGAAGCAATCAGCTGCAAAGCGATCTGACTGCGCTCAACAACGCAGAGGCGCAGAACCGGGCGGAAATTGAGCGCCAGAGAACCTTACTTGGTCAGCAGTATCAGAACGCGATTCAGAAGGCGCAGGCGGAAAACAACATGGAGCTTGCGCAGCGGCTCTATCAGGAGGCTGTGAGAGTCGACGAAAGCGTGATTGACGCTTCGAAGAACAACAGCTCGAGAGCGCTGGAAATTCTCAATATGATGCTCGGCCAGATCAGCTCTGACCGGAATCTCGCTTCGGAGGAGGCGCGGCAGGCAGCAGAGATTGCGGCGGCAGGCGGCAAGTACGGGCTTTATGGAAAGCTTTATGGACTGTCTGACGATGTGGTCAAGAGACTCGAAGAGATCTATAATAAAGAGCTTGCCGACAAGGAGCTGGAACGCGAACTGGATATCGCGAGCAAGGCGAAAGCTGCAAATGCGAAAATCAACCGCCAGTATGAGTATATTAAGCAAAAAGGTTTTGGCATATAGCGAGGGCACGATATGATTACAAACGACGGCGAACGCAAGCCAAATTCCGGCGCCAGTAAGGCGGCACAGGCGAATAAGCGGGCGCAGGAGCAGGGAAAGCGGAGAACCGAAGCTGAAAGAAAGAAGCAGGCAAACGCTCCGATTGCAAAAAAAGCGACGAGTGCGCCGAAGGTCAGCCAGAGCGCCAGCACGGGCGGCACGCTGACGACGGTCAAACAGAACCCGTCTTCTAGTTCCCGGTCTTCAAGCGCTTCGAGCTCTTCAAGATCTTCCGGCACGAACAAAAAGGCGCTGAGTGTGGCGGAGAAATCCGCTGCGCTGAACGACCTCATGAACCGGGCAACAATTGGAAGCTCCAAAACCTACGGACTTTCGTTCCAGAGTTCGGTCAATCAGAAGTATAACCAGAGAAAGCAGTCCCTGGTGGAGCAGGCGACAAAGAACGGGTATCTGGTTGGTCAGAACACGAAGCGGGCGCAGGATTTTAGAAACACGGTCAACCGGAAGCTCGGCAGCGCGATTTTTAGCGGAAAGAGCCCGAGCGAGGCCAGAAGCGCTGAGCAGCAGCGGATTAAGAAGAGCGCGGCGGCGCAGAAATCTGTGCTTCGTGATCAGGAAAAGGGCAGGAATCGGACAGTATCCGAGCTTGAACGACAGATCAGGGCCATTGACAAGGAGATCGGCCAGTCCACGCAGGAGACCGGAAGGCCCGACATGAAGAAAGTTGCGGAGCGGAACAAGCTTACAAAGCAGAAGCGTGCCGTTACGAACGACTACAGCGTATTGGAATCGCTGGGGCGGTCCGTGGAAGCGGGCGCAGGCGGGTTTAACTCGGCTGTTACGAGCACGCTGAACGCGGGCAGAAATGCCCTCATGCAGTTGGAATCCATCATCAACGGCGGCTGGGACAAAGAGAGCCGGAAATTTGTACGGGGCGATTCTCCCATCACGGCATCTCTTTTTCGGCCGGTTGCTGACCTCAACGATTATACAAAGGAAACGACAGCGGGCCTCCAGCAAAGCGCAGCGGAACGTTGGAGCCGATACGGCAAGGCGGGCGATATCGCAAACCAGCTGACACAGGGAACGGTATCGGCCGTTCCGAACGCGCTGCTTGCAATGGCAACGGCGGGCGGCTCGGCAGCGGCGACGCTCGCCCCGGAGGCTTCGGGGCTGACGGCGACGGTAGCGGACGCGGTGCAGAAGCTCTCCAAAGACCCCATGTACTGGACAAGCTTCATTCAGAGCTTCGGCAATTCGTATGACGAAGCAATCGAAAAGGGCGCGACGGAGGACGAAGCGCTTCTGGCAACGCTTCTTTCCTCGACGGCAAACGCGATTGTCGAGGTCGGCGGAGGCGTCGAGCAGTTGCCGGGCGAACTGAGAAAAGAAGGGCTTACCAGCGCGGAGAAAATCCGGAAATGGGTTTCTTCGTCTCTGGATGAAGGCAAGGAAGAAGTCGTGCAGGGCATGATTGAGCGCCTTGTAAACAAAGCTGTCTACAATCAGGATGCGCCGTGGAACGACGACACAGGCAAAAACGAAGACGCAGTCTTCAATTTCGACCAATCGTTGAAGGAATTCGGAACGGGCGCGGCAATCGGCGGAATCTTGGGCGGCGGGCAGATGCTGGCACAGGATGCAATCAATGCGCGAAACCGCATTGTCGACCCGACAGCAAGCCCGCTCGATCAGGCAATTCTCGATGCGTTGCAGGGCGTGCAGACGCCGGAGAATGTGACGCAAACCAGAGAGGCAACAGCACTTGATAACGCGATTCTGGCAGCTATGAATCAGAATCAACAATTGAATATTGACAATACCGGAAGCGGGGCTTACAATGAAATAAATGGGGGTGTTAAAAATGGAACCCAACTGGACGGAGCTTCTGGAGAAAGAGTATGGGGACGACCCGATGGCGATGGACTTAGCCAAGGAGCTCAAGGCAGACTTGGGGAGAACGGACAAGGAAATCTATCAGTTTCTGGAATCGTTCTACTAAGCCCTGAATCACAGAGAATTCTTACTGAACGCGGTATTGTCAACGTGGAGCTGCATGACAGCTCGGCGGACAATGCCGCGTTTTCGTCTGCTCTGGACGGTGCGCGGGCTGCTGACTCGCGGAATGGGTGGGCGGTTACGCCAAAAAGTGTACAGGAATTGCAGGAATCCGGCGCAAGAACCTACATGGATGCAAACGGCAGCACAGGCTTTGCAGTTGCACCCGACGGAGACATTGAAGCGGTATTTGCGAACAAGGCGGCAGGCGCTCCGAAAGGCGCGACAAAGAGCACCATCCCGCAAGCGGTTGCGCTCGGCGGCAACAAACTGGACTGCTACGGAGCAGATCTTGTAAAACTATATGCACGGTATGGTTTTGAGCCGGTTGCTAGAGTCGCGTTTAACCCGGAGTATGCAAACGACGGCTGGACGGCGGACAAGGGAAGCCCGGATATTTATTTCATGATGCACAACGGAGACAGCGCAGATGCGGTTGTGCAAAACATGGGTTCGTATAAACGGTGGAGCAAGGCGGAACTGGACACACTGCCGGTTATGGACTACGATTCCGCATATCAGTACCGGGATTGGTTACTATCAAGGAGAGGCACGCAAACACCAAATCAATCTGGTTCGTTTCGTGACGTAAGTACGGATACCAATACGGAGGAACGCACGTGGCACACAGAACGGCGGGGCGCGTCTCCGGCAGGCACGGAACCGGTGCAAATCAATGCGCCCGGCGCTGCGCCTTCCGGTTTTGACCCTTTGAGCCATGCAAGCAACCAATACGGCGCAATTCCTCCCGGAGAGAATCCCACACGCGTGGTAGATATCCCCGTTTCAATGGATGGAGAGACGAAGGTCAGCAAGTTCGCCCGGACAGCGGCAGAGGCGCAGATCACAACCGACGAAATGGTCGGGAGAATTGAGCAGCTGGTGCAGGATGGGAAACTCAGTCATGAGGTCTACAGCAACAAGCAGGCGATTGAAGACGGCGCAAAGCAGATTGAAAAGCAATATGCCAGAGGCAAGAGCATCGAGCAAATTCGCAGCGAGTTTATCCGTGACGCAAACGCAGGGAAAGCCGGGGCGAAGTTCGTCTCCCAGGGTACGACACTGTATGCAGACGCTATCGCGGAAGGAAACTACAATGCAGCGTCTGATATTCTGGTTGCGTTGACAGCGGTTGAGACAAACGCCGGTCAGGCGGTGCAGGCGGCGCGGCTCATGAAGTCTTTGACGCCGGAAGGCAGAATCTTCACGGTGCAGAAGATGGTTTCCAATCTGGAGGCGCAGATCAACCAAAGAAGGTCTGCGAACAAGCAGATCGAAATTGATGTGCCGGACGCACTTCTGGAAGCGTATCAGAACGCCGCAACGACAGAAGCGCAGGAAGCCGCTTTGCAGAATATCTATCAGAATGTCGCAGACCAGATTCCGACGTCTCTCGGCGAGGCAGCGCAGCAGTGGCGGTATTTTTCCATGCTGGCGAATCCTTCGACGCATGCAAAGAACATCATGGGTAACGTTTCCGGCACGGTTGCGAAGATCGGCAAGGATAATCTGGCGGCACTCATGGAAACGATCTTCATTGGAGACAAAGAGGGAAGAACCAAAGCGTTTTTGAATCCGCTGAACAAATCAGACCAGAATCTTCTCAATTTAGGCTGGGCAGATTACGATACGGCGGTTGACCTCTATGAAGACGGCACAGGGAAATACTCCAACGCGGCAGGTGACATCAATGACAAGCGCCGGTACTGGAAGATCAACGACCCGCAGAACGCTTTGACCAGAGGCATTGACAAGGCGCTGAACATCGCGGAAAAGGCGAATAACCTGAACAGCAAAGCGCTGGAAGCAGAAGATATGTGGTTCTCGAAGCCCATGTATTCTGTTGCACTGGCAGGGTACATGAAGGCAAACGGGTTGACGGAGATCACAGACGCAGCCAGAACCTACGCAATGACCGAAGCGAAGAGAGGCACGTACAATGATCTGAACGCCGTTTCCAAATGGGCAACGTCTCTCGGGAAGGGAAGCAAACTCGGACGGTTCTTGTCCAGTACGGTCTATCCGTTCAAGAAGGTCCCGGCAAACGTTATGGTTCGGACGGTGGAATATTCTCCGCTCGGGTATCTGAAAGGGGCATGGGACCTCATTCAGATGCAGAAGGGCAACACAGATATTACGGCGGCGAAGGCGATTGACGATTTCGCCGCAGCTACCACCGGAACGGCGCTTCTGGGCGTGGGCGCGATGCTGGCAAAGCAGGGGATTCTTCGGGCGACTGGCGTTGGCGACGACAAGGAAAAAGAACAGCAGAAAAACGCATTTGGTGCGAAGGACTTCTCGATTCTGGTTGGCGACACGTATGTTCCAATTGACAGTTTGACATTGACCGGAACAGGGCTTTTGACGGGCGCTCAAATCTGGGAAGCGGCGCAGAACGCAAGAAATGGCGACGAACCGATTTCATTTGATGATTTTCTGGACGCAATGTCCAAAATCACGGACCCGGTCTTTGAGCAGTCGATGCTCAGCGGCATGGACAGCATTCTGACAACCATTCAGAACTCCGGAAGCGTTGGGACCGGCGAACTGCTGACCAAAATGGGCGTGCAGATTCTCGGAAACTATGTGGGGCAATATGTTCCAACGGTGATCGGGCGCGCAGCGGCGAGTTTGGACAAGAACCAGAGAAGTACCTATCTGGAACCGGACGGCGCATGGGGACCGGTACAGTCCGCGGTGCAGGGCGTGCAGAAGAAGCTTCCAGGTCTTCGGGAGGATATGGCAGTCACCTACGGGAACTGGGGCGTTCCGGTCGAAGGAAACGGCGCAAACGGCTTCGGCGAGGGTGTCTTCAAGGCGGTGACGCCGGTATATCCGTCCAAACAGAAGACGGATGCGGTAGAGGAAGAAATTGCGCGGCTCCACGACGTGAACGCAGAATACTCCAACTTCTATACGAAGCCGCCAAAGAGCATTGCAGTAGACGGGGAGAATATCAAACTGACCTCTGAACAATACGCAAATTACACAGAAACGAGAGGTCAGACGGACTACAACCTCCGGAAGAATATGCTGGACAGTGATATCTACAAGAGTCTTCCGGATAATGTGAAGTCCAAAGCAATGCGCCTTTCACAGGAGTACGCGAATGCGCTCGGCAAAGAAGCCGCAGGCGTCGGGTATGAGACCGATGAGAAATGGATCAACGACCTGAAAGGAAAATCCGACGAGGAAGTTTTGAAGGCAATTCTCGGGCGAGCCGTCGAGACTGAAAAGTACATCAGCGACGAAGCGGAGAACAAACTCGGGAATGTGCAGAAGCTCTATGACTCGCTTGCGTATGCCGGGGTATCTGACGATCTGAAAGAATCTGCCAGAGAAAAGGCGGCGGCATACTTTCAAAATGCAGAAAAAGCAAAATTCGGCTACGAACTTTCCGAAGAGCAGCAGAAACTTGAAGGAAAAAACCAGAAGACGCTTGCAGAGTATTTCCTCGACGAGGCAGTCAAGGCAAAGTACAAGGATACGAACAACGACGGAACGAACCGGGACGAGCTTTTGCAGGCGTACAACAAGAACGAGCTGAACGACCGGACGGCAATTGCGGTTCTGTCTGCCCGTGAAGTCGACGCATATCAGAAGTTCGGAAAGGCTGCAGGCGTTACGCCGCAGATGATGCTGGAAGCGTCCAGCGCGCACGCGAGGATGCATGAGGTCAAAGACATTGACGGCATTGTGACCAGCAGCGTACAGGAGCAATATGACGATTGGCTGAACTCGAAAAATCTGACGGATGAACAGAAGCGGGCGCTTCGTATGGGATTCTACGGTGACACTGTTGAAACTTACAATAAGCTTGTGGAAGATCTTGACCGCGGGAACATTACCGTCGGAGAGGCAAAGCAGGAATTATCTCCCACATACCAGTATGGCTGGACGCATAATGTCAGCAGAACGGGCGTTCAGATGCGGGACTATATTTCCAGTATGGCAGCGTTTGAGAACGCGCCGACAGCGGAAGAACGCAAAAAGATGGGCTTCAATAGCAAGTGGGCGTGGTTCTGCAACGAGCTGAACAAGAACACAGACCTGACCAAAGAGCAGAAATATGCGATTGCAATCAGCACGGACCGTTCTATGGCGGAAAGTACGAAAAAGAAAATCGCGAATAAGCTTGGGGCATCTTATGTCGCACCAGCTACAGCCAGCTCTGGTACAACGGTTGTAACAACAGGAAATGGCACTTCCGGTTCCGGCGGCTACAGTTCCGGCGGGTATTCCAGCGGATGGAGCAGCGGAAAAACGGACGAACCGAGCCAGATGGAAAAAGCCTATACACGGTTCGGCAAGGACGCTGGCGCGACAGAAACCATGTATCAGCAGGCGAAGCAGGCACATGACGGGATGCAGACCATTATGGACATGGACGGGAACACGGTCCGCAGCGTGGAAGACCAGTTTGACGGTTGGCTTTCACAGCAGGACTGGACGCAGGAGCAGAAGGACGCGGTAAGAGCCGGGTTCTTCACGGATACGGTCAAGAACCTGCAGTACCTATCCACGCAGCTGCGGGCGGGAACCATGAGCGTTGCGGCAGCAAAGAATGAACTGTCTCCGACGATACAGACCGGCTGGAGCCAGAATGTGCTGGACAGCGGCGCTTCGATGGCAGACTATATTGACGCCGTTGCCACTTTCAAGCAGGCACCGAACGCCGACGAGCGAAAAGCAATGGGGTACAAGAACAAGTACACCTGGTTCTGTGACTACCTCAATACGACGGACATGACCCCGGAGCAGAAATACGCCGTTGCAATCTGCATGGGAGACTACGCCGACAGAACAAAGAAGAGAATCATGCAGGCGGTTGGCTGGGACGGCAAAACGCCATCGGCGCAAAGCGCTTCGAGTCAGAGTACGTCCGGCAACTCCGGCAAAACGCAGATTCTCTCCGGCGATGCGTTCTGGAAGGAGCTTGAGCGGCAGCTCGGTCATGCGCTGACCAGAAGCCCGGAAGGGCAGGCACTAAAAGCGGAGATCGACCGGCGGAAGGAAGAAGAACGCACCTATGACATCCGAACAGACAGCGGGTACCGGGAATATCTCAATCTGCTGCTCGGCAGGACGGACCGGTATGAGGCAAAAGACGGCTCGGTCTGGACCGTCGGGGAAGACGGAGACGTTATTTCCCGGACGGCAGACGGGCGCGAACTCAAGGTGAAAGCTGTCTTTGACAAGGAAGACGTTGACGATCAGCCGGAGGACGGCTACACGGTCAGCACAAAGCCCGGGAAACTCGCCTATCAGATGCTGCAAAACGGCGTCATGAAGGCGTGGGAGGCTCCGGACGGCTGGACGTGGAAGCTGGTTGACGGCGAGATTATCGCGGAGAAAAAGGGAATGAAAATGCCGATCCGGCTTGCCGGATAAAAGAAAGGGAGCGCCTATGAATGAAGTAGAAATGGAACACAGAATCACTGCCGTTGAAAAGCTTGCGAAGGGAAATGAACGGCGCATCGGAGATTTGGAATCCGACAACAAAGCTTTGCTGGACTTATCAACGTCCGTTGCGGTCATGGCAGAGCAGATGAAGACCATGAGCAGCAAGGTTGACAGCATGGACGCTGCCGTCAAACGCCTCCAGAGCGTCCCGGCGAGCCGCTGGGAGGGTTTTATCAAGGCAGCGGTGACGGCGCTGGTAGCCGGTCTGGTCGGCTGGGCATTGGCGCAGATTGGAATCAACTGACAGAACACACGCCACGAGGCGCGAAATTTGAAAGGAGAACTTACTTATGAATGCAAAATGGTGGAAGGCAGCGGGTATCCGCGCAATCAAGACCGTCGCACAGACCGCAGTCGCGACAATTGGCACATCGGCGCTTTTGAATGAAGTAAACTGGATTGCAGTTGCTTCGGCGTCGGCGCTGGCGGGCGTTTTGAGCCTGCTGACCTCGGTTGCAGGTCTGCCGGAGGTGGAGAACAAGTGAGGCTGCAGATCAACACAAGTCTGCGCGCTTCCAGAATTGGCGGAAAGAGACCTCTTTCCGCCATCCGGGCGATTGTGTTCCACTATACGGCGAATACCGGTTCGTCAGCGTCCGCGCTTGGCAACGCCAGATATTTCGCGAACGGCAGCGAGGGGCGGGCAGCGTCGGCACACTACTGCGTGGATGAAAAGAATATCGTCTATGAGTGCGTGCCGCTGGACACGGTCGCATGGAGCGTAGGAGACGGCAGGAGCGGCAAATACGGAAACCTGGTCAACAATTACAACTCCGTTTCTATCGAGATGGTGAGCCACACAGACGCTTCCGGCGCGTACTACATCCCGAAGGAAACACAGGAGAACGCCGCAAGACTGTACCAGATGCTTTTGAAGAAGCTCCCGAATGTACAGTACGCTGTGCGGCACTATGATGTTTCCGGGAAGCTCTGCCCGCTTCCGATGATCGCAGAAGACAAATGGGAAGCGTTCCAGAAGCTTTTGAGGGAGGTGGACGAAGTGGTCGAGAAATCGAAGATCATTGTTGACGGCAAGGAGATCACCGTGGACAGGATTCTCAGGGACGGCACAAACTATATCAAGGTCAGAGACCTTGCGGCGGCGCTCGATTTGGAAGTGTCGAATCAGGGAAGCATTGCGGTTCTGAACAGAAAGTAGGGGGAATATGCAGCGCGGATTGCCATTAAAGCCGCGCAGTGAGTGGGAGCACCTGATTTCTGAATGGATTCACAATGCAATGTATCGGGAGATCATGCGAAGGAATATCTGCGACGGGGAAACGGCGGAACGCTTGGCAGAGCGGTACGGGTTTTCCGTGAATGGTATGAAGGGCATCATCAAACGATGCACGGAAATATTGTTAAAGGCAGGCACATAGTGCCTGCCTTTTTCTGTGCTTTTTTTGAGCTTTCGCTTGGTTTTTTGTGATGCGGTTTTCCAACAGAATGGTGATAGGAACCGGAAGGTTCACTACTGAAAACGGAGGTATTTTTATGGAATACGCAAGCAACGGCAAGGCAAATGCCGCGCTGACCACTGGCATCATCGGCACCGCCGGTGTCGGTCTGGGTCTGCTCGGCAATCTGCTTGGCGGCGGATGGGGGCTTAATCCGGCGGCTGCTGCGATGGCTGCGGGTGCAGCGTGCAGCGAAAACACGCCAGTCACGCGCTACGAGCTGGACCGCCAGCAGCAGCTTGCCGCGAAGGACAGCGAGATCGCGCTGCTCAAGGCGAACACCTACAACGATCAGAAGTCGCTGGAACTGTACGCCTACGTTGACGGACAGCTCAAGGACATCCGCAAGACGCTGTGCGATCAGGCGGTCCACAACCAGCGCACTGAGGACAGCTTCGTGCTGGCGCGTCAAGACATCGCGTCGGTCAAGTCCGAGCTGCACCGCGAGATCGAGATGGAGGCAGAGCGGCGCTGCTGCGGCGACAACGCCATCGTGACTTATGCCAACGCCACCTTTTATCCGAAGCAGGTTGCAGACGTCACCACCGGCACCGCGACCACAGCGCAGACGCTCTACAACCCGCTCCCGAAGTGCGGCTGCTGCAAGAACTAAGCAAAAGGGGCGGCAGTAGCCGCCCCGCCCGTTAAGGAGGAAACACGATGGTAACGATTGATCAGGCGATGCGCGGCGCGGTCCGCTTTATCGATACAGAAATTCTGCCACACCTTCCGACTGGAAAGGGAATCGGCGCAGGAATTGCCGTTGCGCTCATTATGGACGGCGGAAAAGAACGGATTCTTGCACTGCGAGAAAACCCGGTCGTGCAGATGATGGGGGTCATGGACGAGGCAGGGAACATCAATATTGACAGGCTTTACAATGCAGCGAGACCAAAGTTTGAGCAGAAGCTTCCGGTTTCGATTCCGTTTATCGGAGATCTGACGTTTGACCAGAACGATGTTGACAAGCTTTACAGATACATAAAGGAGGCGGTATGATGGAGTACATAGAAAAGCTTCATGAGAGATTGCAGGAGCTGATGGAAAGACCGGCAACGACCGGCAATGTGGAGGAAGTCCGGCTTTATGCGAAGACCATTCGGGCGCTGGAAAAGCTGGAACTGCGTGAATCGTTCACGAAGGAAGACGCCATTTGCTGGGTAGAGCATATGGAAAACAGCGACGGAACGAAGGGCGCACAGTGGACGATGGCAGAGACAAGCGCGATGGCGAAGGAAATGGGCGTATATCTGCCTGCTTGCATCTGGTATGCTGCGGTGAATATGATGCGCTCGGACTACTGCATGGTGGCGAGAAAACACGGCGTGGACAAGCCGGAATTTTACGCAGATATGGCGCAGGCGTTCCTGTTTGACGAGGACGCCGGAGAGCCGGAGGAGAAGATTGCGGCGTACTATCATTGCATCGCTGGAAAAGAAAAGTGACACGAAAAGTGACACGAAAATAATTAAGCATTGATATTACTATGTTTTTAAGCGTTTTCTGGCGGGTTCAAGTCCCGCCTCGCGCACCAGAAAAAGGAAGCCTGCAATCCGTTGAGATTGCGGGCTTTTCTTGTATTATCAATGGTTTCAGGGCTTTTGAGGGGTAAAAGAAGGGATACTATGGTAAGCGTTCTTTTACGAAAATATAGAGAAAAGTGACACGAAAAGTGACACGAAAAGTGACACGAAATTTACTGCTTCGGGGCGAAGAAATCAGAGATGGATTTCACGGAGGCGGCGATGTCGGAATCTGCGACGTGGGTGTATATTTTCCGCATGGTCTGATAGTCTGCCCAGCCGCCGATTTTCATGGCAACCTTTTCGGAGACGCCGAGATGGTAGGCAAGGGAGCAGAAGGAATGGCGAAGACCATGTGTGCCGATCTTCGGTAAATGATTGGCTTCACAGATGCGGTTGACCTGCGCCCAGATGGTATTGGGATTGCAAGTGACGACAAATTCAGAATCACGCGGCGCGGACGCAAGAAGATCTTTCAGGCGCGGTATCATAATCGGTATCGTGCGCCGGGAGGTCTTATTTTTATTGTCCGGCTTATTGACGATCTTGTTGTCTTCATCGTAGACGGTCGAACCGCGAATATACAGAAGGTCGTTTTTCAGATCAACGCTGCGCCATTTCAGACCCATGATTTCAGAGCGCCGGAGGGAGTGAAGACCGAGAAGGGCGGGGATTTCGCACGGTGTGCCTTCGATTGCGGAAAGAAACGTCTGGATTTGTTCCGGCTGCAAGAACGGGTGTTCCTCTTGCGTAAGTTTTGGGAGATACACGGTGAAGGTTTTCCCCGTCTGATGCTTCACGGCGGCTGAGATGAGCGCCCAGGCGTTTTTTACGGACTTCGGGGACACGGTTTCCAGATTGATAGCACGCTGGCAGATAGCGTCTGTGAGGCTTGAGACGGGCAGAGACATGAGGGATTGCAGGCGGTTATTTTGAATGGTCTTATAGCCGCGTCTGGTGGACGGGGAAATCGACTTTTCGTTTGCTGCAAGATACAGGTCAATCGTGCCGGAGACCGTGAGTACCGTTTTTTCCTCCGGCGCAGAAAGATAGCCGAGCTTGAAGTCACGTGCCTGCTGCTCGGCATCAGATTTCTTTGCAGCGGTGAAAGAATATGTTTTCCCGTCTACCTTTACCCGGCAGCGATACGCGCCGGAGGGAAGCTGCTTTGCTTCAGGAACGCTGATTTTCTTCATATGATTCTCCTATGCGCGCACCCAGCCGACGTTTGGATTGCAAGGGTCAATAATCAGCGCAACCAGCGCCAGCGCCAGAATGACGCACAGCCCCATGATAATCGCGGAACGCACGCGAAGCCCGCATTCATAGATCCGCTGCATCTGCTCTGCGTGCGCCAGTTCCGGGCAGGCGCTGCAATCGTCCGGGTTCTTTTCTCGCGGTATTTCGATATCAAAGTAGGCGTTCAGATCGACGCCGCATGCACGGCAAATCGGTCCGACAGTGTAGACAGATGGGTGCTTGGTATCCCCACGTAGATATTGCGAAACCGTGTTCAAAGCCAAACCTGTTTCGTCTGCAATATGCTGGTTCGTAACGTGTGCGGCGTCTTTCGCGTCACGGCAAATCTCCCACAGCTTTTTAGCCAAAATGCATTCCCCCATATATTTTTATGTGCTTATCGGCTTCACGCAGCTGAACGAAAAATAGATGTAAAAGTCCGAAATATAGGACAGAAGAAGTGCTACAATGATCTCGGAAAACGCAGGAGGTCATTGGCATGGCACGAGCAGAGAACATCACATTTGGGGAGTTTCGCACCAGATTCAGCACGGAAGAGGCCTGCCGGGCGGAATTATTCCGGCTTCGGTTTCCAAACGGTTTTGTCTGCCCGAAATGCGGCTGTACGGAATACTACCCGGTTCGCGGACGAAACACGTTCCAGTGCCGCGCTTGTCGACGCCAGACCTCCGTCACCGCAGGAACCGTTATGCACCGCACGCATTTGCCGCTGACAGTCTGGTTCTGGGCGATCTATCTCTGTGCCACGGACAAACGCGGCATTTCTGCCGTCCAGCTGAGCCGTACGCTGAACATCTGCTATGAGTCGGCGTGGTATCTCTTGCACAGAATTCGCCGCGCGATGGCTCAAAGAGACGAGAAATACGCACTTTCCGGTAGCGTTGAGATGGACGACGGCTACGTGGGCGGAGCAACACACAATGGCAAACGTGGTCGCGGGACGGACAAGGCGAAGATCGTGGTGGCGCTGTCAAAAACGGAAAATGGCGCGGCTTTGTTCACGCGGATGCAGGTCGTGGAAGATGTCACGAGCAAAACACTTCAGCAAGTCGTCGGCAAAACTGTTGCGACAGGTGCAAAAATTGAATGCGACGGCTACAGAAGCTATAAGAACCTGTCTGGCGTGGATCTGGACGCGAAAAAGTATGAACCTGGCGACCTGCGTTGGCTGCACAAGGCTATCAGCAACCTGAAAGCGTTCCTGCTCGGCACGTATCACGGCCGCTGTCAGCAGCTTCAGGCGTACCTGGATGAGTTCTGTTTCCGCTTCAATCGCAGAAAAACCGAAGATCAGATCTTCATGCGCCTGACAAGGGCCGTCGCTACATCTTATGCCCAGCTGCATTAAGCCGATAAGCACATATTTTTATTGGACAAAACCTGTGCTGATGTGCGCGAGAAGTGGACATCGTGTCTCGACATGCCCATATGGAATGGCATATGCTGGAACTACAGGCAACTCCCACTCACTGCTTGGCAAACAAAGCCCCCGCCGCTCGGTGGCTCGGCGGCGGGGGCAACTTCAAGAGATATTCAGTAACCAAAGCTGTCTTCCCCGTCGGAATATCCATTATCGTATCCATTATCATATGCATCGGCAATCATTTCTTCATACTCATGCCGAAGCTGTTCTGCAGCATTTTCATAGGCTTTTCTATATATCTCGGTTTCATTATATCCACCAGAGTAAACTGGAGCAGAGGCTTCGCCAGAAGCTGCTTCATATCCAGCCTCATAGCCTTCCTCATATGCTGCGTCATAGACATCATCTATTTTCCCGGCATACTCGTATTCCAGTTCGCTCACAGCGTTCTCATAGCCAGTATCGTAGCCCTTGTCATAGTCGCCGGAATGTTCATCTAGCATATCATTTCTGCCAGCCTCATAGCCACTTTCGTATGCGGTGTCAACCAGTTCTTCTTTTGCGTACTCAATTCCGTTTGCTTTTCCTCTTGCGTATTCGGCGTCTAGAAGCTTCACAACAGCAAAACTACCAAGAAGGAGAAGAACGACAACGGTATTTTTGCAAGTGCTGACTGTTTTCCTAGCTTTTTCAGTGTCGTATTCTGCTTGCACACGCATTTTGTTGTATGAGGATGAAAGAGAATTATATCGCTCTAATAGGTCGTTGTAGCTATCCGATAGATTATTTTCATCCATATAGCACACTTCCTGTCCGATAATTTGTACTTATTCAAAATTTCTGTGTAGAAAATTAAATATGAAATTTGTGGAATCTTGCATATTGTATTTTACGAACGCTTGTTCTAAAATATCAATACGCCGCGAAGAAAGGAGAACGTCAATGATACGCGAAGAGGCAGCCAAATACATAGAGCGTCTATCTTACAACGAAAAGCGACAACTCAACGATTTGCTAAGAGCCCTTGCACAAAAGCGTCAACCTTCTGCATCTCTTCGGGTGTCAAAGAAACCAGACGCGAAATAAGTTCCTCGTTCAAAATCCTCTCGTCCTCCGGGACGGGGGGATTTTTTTCGTCTGTCTCGCCTTTGAGCCATTCGACAGTGACACCATACTTGGCAGAAACTTCATAGATGTAGTTCTTATATGATTCGCTACGACCTTTGAGCCAGTCAGAAACCAAATTTCCACTCTTTAAACCGATGGAGTTTGCAAATGCTTTCAATGCACCATGCTGAAAATCTCCATTTTCTTTCTTCGGAATAAGCGACAAAATTCGTTCGAGCATAATATCCATATTTGCAACCTCAAAATTGTGCAATCAAACAAATCACATAAAATCGCGATATTGTTATTGCAAATCGCGAAAATATGAGTTATTATATGACCGTACCCGAAAGGTACAGCAAAGCAGCCCCTCGGAGAGCGGCAAAAAACAATGTTTTCTGAACAATTTCATTGTAACACCGCTCCCAAAGGGTTGTCAATCATTATTACTCATATTTATGAGGCTCGGAGGAGGCGAGAGATTGAGGTTAAAAGAACTCCGGCTAAAAGCCGGGCTTACTCAGGATGAGGTCGCAAAAAAGATGAACGTCGATCAGTCCGCAGTACATCTATGGGAGACAGGGAAGATACGTATTGCAAGGAAGCATCACAAAAAGCTTGCAAGGCTCTACAAATGCACGGTCGATGAACTCTTTGCGGGAGGTGAAGAAGATGCCAAAACCGGCAGTCAGAAGAACACTTGATTACAACCTGTCTGCAAGAATTCAGGGCGAAATCAAGGCGCAGGGGGTAAGCACCAAAAAGGCGTGTGAGTATGCGGGCATGAGCAAGCCGACACTTCTGAAGCTCTATAAAAGCCCAACGGCTTACTTCCCGCAAACGCTCAAGCTTATGCGCTGCTTGTCTATCCCAATCGCGGACGTGCGGGAAATGATCTGTTACCCATGGTAAGGGAGGCGAGAGATTGAGCAAAAGGAGCTTTGGCGCTTATGTGAAGGCAAGGCTGCATGATCTGGGCATGACACAGAAAGATCTGGCAGACTGCTGCAACGTAACGCAGAGCCACATTTCCAATGTATTGAATGGGCGGGCAAGCGCCCGGAAGCTGAAACCGGTCATTTATTCTGTGCTTGATCAGTGGGAGGCGCAGAGAAAGGCGCGGAGGAAGAAACATATTCCGTAGGTCACGTCCCTTCTTGGGGCGATGAAGAAGGAGCAAGGAGGAAAATAATGAGTGACGTTGAATATATCCTTGAGGCGAATCACCGGCGCGCAAGAGAGCGCGAACTCGGCGAGCGGTGGGACAAGATTATCCGGCAGCGCAAGCGGAAGTCGGAACTTTTGAAGGCTTCGGAGGCGTTCTGCTTCTCGATTGGCTGCGTTCTTCTGGGCGGCACGGCGGTTCTGCTGGGCTTCGGGCTGTTCAAGGCGGCGTTCACGCTCGGCGGCGCGGCGGTGATCTTCTTCGGCGGCGCGGTGCTTATGGAGGCATGATGATATACCCGTGTAAAAAATGCACACATGATACGGGCAAGTGCCGCTGCCTTGACTGGCAGAGATGGTTCTCTGTGGAGTTTGAGGCAGAAGCGGCGAAGGTGCTTGCCGCGACGCACGCAGAGCCGTTACCCGCGCCGCCGAAGATATTCTATCGCGAGATTGTTTTCAGTTCGATCTTCACGCGGCTTTGGAGGTAGCTATGACGCAGGCTGAACGTGTTTTGAAGTACATGCGCGACTTCGGCAGCATTACGCAGCTCGAGGCGATGCAGGACCTCGGCTGCATGCGGCTGGGCGCGCGTGTCTACGACTTGAAGCGCGAAGGGTACAACATCCGGCGCGACATGGAAACAAGCAAGAACCGGTATGGCGAGGATACGAGCTATGCCAGATACAGGTTGGTGGAATGATGAAAGACAGACAGCAAGCACCGTGCATGTACGATGTGTTCGGCAATGAGATTTATGAGGGCGGCGAGTATTGGGTCGGAGACGAAGGGAACATGGCTGATCTGACAGACAGAGAGGACCGTGACCCGAACAACCAGATTATCGCTGTTCTGGTAGAAACACTTGGCACAAGGCACATTTTGGAGGAGCTGGGGTATCAGAAGAAGACGTTTTGCCCCGGCTGAGAAGGAGGGAACATGGCGAACTTTGAAACAGGAGTCAGCGGATATATCCAAGTCGAAGCAACGGTTCGTATGTCGTTCCCCGTGGACTTGAAAGGCAATGCGTACATCTGCTGTGATGCCTGCCGCTTTTACCGCCAGAGCGCCAGAAGATGCGCATTGACAGACGAACCGATTTTGTGGGCTGGCAGATATGTTGGGCGGGAATGCCCGTTTGAAAGGATGGATGAAAATGAAGCAATTCAGGCTGCTGCGACCAGATGAGATCGAATGCCGCGTGGCGCAGTGCAACGAAAAGGGCACGTCGATTCTGCTGTACAAGACGGCAAGAACGGATGCGGACTTGCTTGACGAGACGGTAGGCGCGCAGAACTGGGAGAATGATTTTAAACTGGTCGACGGCGTTCTGTACGGCGGTATCGGCGTGGACTACGGGAAGGGCGGGAAACTGATCTGGAAGTGGGACGCAGGCACAGAGAGCAACACAGAGGCTGAGAAGGGACGAGCTTCGGACGCATTCAAACGCGCCGGTTTCAAGCACGGTATCGGGCGGGAACTCTACTCCGCGCCGTTTATCTGGATTGACGCGGCGAAGTGCCAGAGACTTAAAAAGAACGACAAGACGGGTCGCTGGCAGTGCTCTGACCAATTTGACGTGACGGAGATCACCTACGACGAGCAGGAGCGCATCAAAACGCTGACGCTTGCATCGAAGGGAAAGCCGGTCTATACCTTCGGACACGGTGGGAAAGCTGAGACACCGAGCGCCCCGCGCCTTGTCTGTGCGGACTGTAAAGGAGAGATCACGCAGGTCATGGAAGGCGGCACACAGTTTACCGCTTTGCAGGTCGCTGAGAAGACGAGAAAGCGCTTTGGCAGGTGCCTTTGCTGGAACTGCGCGAGTAAGGCATGATAGAACTGAACATCGTTGAAGCTTCGTGGAGCGTGGATGCTTCTGGGAGCTGGTTGAAACTCCGACCGGAGCTTCCCGGACAAGCCCAGATGGTTGCCGGGGAACTTGACCCACAGAAGAAGTACATAATTACGATCAAGGAATTCCGCAAGAAGCGGAGTCTGGACGCCAACGCCTATGCGTGGGTTTTGATGAACAAACTCGCGGACAAGCTGAACATGGGCGTGCGCGACTTGTACCGGCACTACATCCCGGACATCCCGGAAAACAGTCAGGTGGTATGCGTGCCGACGGAAGCGGTCGAGAAGCTGCAAAGCGGATGGGAGCACAACGGAATTGGCTGGTGCAGCGACACACTCAAGTCAAAGCTCCCCGGCTGCACGAATGTTGTTTTGTACTACGGAAGCTCCACGTTCGACCAGAAGCAAATGGGCGTGCTGCTCGATCTTATCATTGAGGACTGCAAGCAGGTCGGCGTGGAGTATCTGACACCGGAGGAACTGGAACGGCTCAAGGGGGAATGGGATGCGTAAGGAAACGAGCAAGACAAAGATACCTGAGAATACCAAGAAAGCCGTCTGGACGCGCGACGGCGGGCGCTGCATTGTCTGCCTGCGCCCCGGCAATCCGTGGTGTCATTTCATACCGCGCTCGCAAGGCGGGCTTGGTATCGAGCAGAACATTGTGACGCTTTGCGATAAGTGCCACAACGAATTTGACCAGACGGAAAAGCGAAAGCACATGAAAGAGTACATCAAATGGTATCTCAAAATGATATACCCCGATTGGGATGAAACGAAACTGGTTTATAAGAAAGGAATGTAGATCATGGAAGACACAAGGACAAGCATTCTCCAAATGGCGCGCGGAGCGATTATGGAGAGAATCGACTACGAAATGACAAAGGTCGTGGACAATATCCTTGACCCGAACACGGAGGCTACAGCAAAGAGGAAAGTGCAGCTTACCATTGAGTTCCGCCCAGACTCCAACCGGCAGACCGTATCGGTTGCTTGCGGCGTGAAAAGCGCCCTTTGCCCGACAAATCCGGTTGCGACATCACTTTATATCACCGGAAATGAATTTGGCGAGGTCACGGCGGTGGAAATGGTACCGAACGTGCCAGGTCAGCTGGATATGATGGGCGAAGAACAGGAAGTAGCACCCGTCTTGAATTTGGTTAGAAATGCGTAAGGAGGAAAAAGAAATGATTAAGGAAGCTATTGAAAAAATCGAAGCGATGTCCAGACCTACCATTTGGGCTGTTGGAGATCACACGTATTCTCTTACGCCGGACGGTTCTTACAGAGAAATTCACGAAGACCTTTTCAGCGCAGATACTATCCAGCTGAACAGCCTTGACGCGCTCTGCAAAATGATTCTTCGGGAAGGCACGGTCAATGCAGGAGACGGACAACTGTTTATCAAAATCCCGTCACACCTTCGCGTCGAAGCGTTCAGGAGCCCGGATTCGACGCTTCGAATGATGCGCTTGGTTCCGTATGTTGTGGAGGCTACGGACGTTCCCGGTTGGGACGCAGAAACGAAGCTCACGTTTGAACGGGCGGCAGTCGCGCTGCAAACCAGATTCCAGGACTCGGAAGACCGCGCGTATACGCTTCAGCTGCTCTCCCAGATCACGACCGGCGCAAAGATCACCTATAACGATATCGGCGTCGCTACGACGATTGTCACGCAGAAGGGTGTAAGCTTACAGGCAAACGCGACAATTCGTCCGCTGGTAAGACTTCGCCCTTACAGAACCTTTCAGGAAATTGAGCAGCCGCTTGGACTGTTCCTTATCCGAATTGACGAAAGAGGTATTTCGTTTGTTGAGGCAGACGGCGGTATGTGGAAGCTGGAAGCGCGGAAGACGATCAAGGAATACCTCGAGGAACATCTTGCCGACGAGATCGAAGCTGGGCGCGTAACAGTCATGCTGTAAGGATGAAGCATACTGAACCACATTTATAAGAAAGGGATGTAAGCATGGAATCCTATGTAAAACTGAGTACGGAAAAGTATGAGGAATTGGCGAAGAAGTGCCTGATGCTCGATGTGCTCGCTGAATCGTATAAGAATATTCCCTCGTATCGTTTCGGTGACGTCCTGGAAGTCTTCTTTGGAAAGCGGGAAACGGCCAAAAAGGAGGACGAAAAGTGCTGAACCACATTGTTATTATGGGCAG